AATTTTTGAAGCTCATCACCAAAGTCTTCTAATTTAATCGTCTTCATTAGATATACACGACCTTTTTAACTACTTCACCGATTGTGTTTCTAGTTAACTTAAACGATAAAATAGAATGTTCACGTGACAAGCTTCCATCGTCATTAATTATTTGAATTTTATAATCAAAATCGATATAAGCCGATTTGTCTAAAGTGATTTCTAATTCTGATACTTTCTCAAGTGCTTCACGATTCTTAACAGTCTGATATTTTTCTTTAATTCTGCAATTAACTTTCTTTTCATCCAACTTTGTAACGTTTCCGTAACCATCACGACCGATTTTATATAAAATACATTTTTGATAAAATGTTAGCATTCAATCTCACCCATTTTCACATAAATGTATTTCTTTAACATTTCTTTAACAAGTGGATTAAAAGCTGTTGCCTGCATGCTAAATGAAATATCATCAATTTTATATGAGATAACACCTTGACTTTGTAAGCGTAAACGCTCTTTATCAACTGTTTTTAAATAGATTGCTTGTTCAAAAACAGCGTATTTATAAATAGATTTCTCGAAAACATCATTTCTTAAATCTACATCTAAAATGATTGTTTGTGATTTATTTAGTAAACTCAATTTAGTTTCTTCATCTAAATTTTCCCATACATCTTTTTCGATATGTGATTTAAAATATGAATCAGCTTCGACAACTAACTGAGTTAATTCAATCATTTGTTGTCACCGCTCTTCTTTTTCGGTCTGCCTCTTTTTTTAACTGCCTTTGATTCTTCAACAGTTTTTTCTGCTGTTTTTGCATCAGTTTTTTCTGATTCTTTAACAACCTCTTTTGTTTCTTCAGTTGCTTTAGTTTCTGTTTTAGTAGCTTCAGATTCGTCTTCACCACATAATGAAAAGCCACTGCGTTTAGAATAAAGTACATCCCACGCAACTTTAGAAACTTCGATAATTTCATTATTGTTGTTTCTGATTTTAATAGTTCCATCCATCTATTTTTGAGACCTCCTTTTTATAAGATTGTAAATAGAGAAAGCTCAATCAAGGCTCTCTCTATTTTTAAGAAAGTCTAGATTAAGCTTGTGCCTTTAAAGCTGAAAACGCATCTTCTTTAGTAACTGCGTAAGCAAAGTGCCCGATAATTCTTAAAGCACTCATGTCTTGTTCTGCTAAGTTAATTCCGTTTACGGTTGCTTCTTCAAGTAACTTATATTCAATATCACCTTTGATACCCGCTACAGAATATTTGAAATCTCCCATTACTGCGGTTGTGCCTGCATCCAGACCGAATGAATATTCTAAAGGTTGACCGTAAAGCTCATCAGTCATTTCTGCTGAAATTGATGGCGTGTATAGGCTGTTACCGTTAGCATCTTTTAATTTACGTAAGCGGTTTTTAGTTGAATGTGCTGTAACGAAACCGTTTACATCATAGCCTTTTGCTTCAGCTAAAGCCATTGCGTCAGATAAATCTTCTGCAAGTGTTTGACCTGCTGTTGCTCCCTCAGTTACTGTGTTTGATGCTACTGCTGTGTTAATTTTTGCAATTGCACGAGTATCAAATAAACGTGCGAATTGTTCGTTCACATCATCTTTGATTTCTTCAAAAACATCAACGATTGATTCATTAACTAATTCGTTTGAGAAAGGCACGATAATAGCAAACTTTTCAGTTTTCAAAGTAACTGGTGCAAACGCTCCGTCTGCTGTTCCAATCGCTTCGCCCTCGCCAACTACATAAGCGTTTAAGCCGTTTAATACTGGGATTACTTTTTCACCTGTCTTCATTGGCTCAATTCGTGAAAGATTCATAATTGCAGAACCTTTTTGTACGCCTTTTACAACCTCAGTTGCGATTTCTTTTGATAATACACCTTGATTTTGTGCTTTTAATGTCATAATAAATTCATCCTTTTTTCTTTTTGATTTTTGTTGTCGTTATTTTCACACGACAAAAAGCCATCAAATTTTTTGATGACTCGTTTCCGATTTTTATTATTTTAATTTAATTATTTCTTAAAATTTACGACTCAAGTTTTTAATAAAACTTACATCATTACTTTTTTCTTCTACACTTGGATTATTAACTTTGTTTCCAAATTCAACCACATCTTTTTTAAATAAGCCTTTGGAAACTGCGTTATCAATCCATTTCATTTTTTCAAAATCGCTAACATTTGGGATTAAATCTCGATAGGATTCTGGGATTTCATTTAACTTTGATTCAAGCGTATTGTTAAATGCATCTTTATATTTTTGTAATTCAGCATTCTCAACATCTTGTTTATTTGAATTTGATTCTTTTAATGCTTCAAATTCAGCTTTTAATTCTTGATATTTCTCGTTAACTTCCTTAAATCGTTTATAGGGTACTGTTTTATCATCTTCAACAGATTTATTGACTTCATCAGACTCTTGATTTTCATCTACCTCATCTTGTGAGCTTGTTTCCGATTCCTCATCAACTTTGTTTGTTTCCGATTTATCTTCATTAACCGCTTCTTCATTTTTAACGTCTGTTGTTGACGATGCGTTTAACTCAGATTGTTTAACAGTTTCTTGATTTTGATTTAATTCAGTTTCTTCATTATTGTTTGTTTCATTTACATTTTCTTGATTTTCATTCATTTTTAAATATCTCCCATTCACATTTTTTTACGTGGTTATGTCCACGAGAATTTTGATATTTTATTTTTTGTTTGTTCTTTGTTGATACTCAATTTTGTTTAATTCTTTAATTGATAGATTTTGATATTTACTATCAATTTTTTGACCGCTACCACGTAAGCCGATTACATAAGGTAGCCATACATGTTTACAGTTAGGGTGAAAAATCTTATAAGGATAATTAGGCAAAGTTTCAACACTCGGATAAATCGGATGATTTCCGCTAACAGAATATACCTTATTTTCATAAAGTGAACACCAATCTTCCGCACTATGATTTGAAATTTGAATTAAATCAAAATTCTCATTATATGTTAAAGAATTTTCTTGATATTCTTTAAGTCTGTTTATTGTTCCCTCATTATGCAAAATTCTGCTTTTCGTTCTGACAGCCATATCAACATAACGGTCAATTTTCCAATTTCTCTTACTAGCATCGACAAAACTTGATACCCCTTGTTTCTCTAACAAATCTTTTAATTCTTGCTTGATTTGTTTTTGACTTGTGCCTTGTTCAATCATCGCTTGAAGTAAACTTTTACTATTCTCACGAATAATCTTTTTCGCTGATTCACTCATAAACTTTGTTCGCTTAGCTAAATCATTAAACAAATCTTCTTGCGCTCTTTTTAAAGCTTGTTTGTGAATTGCGTGTTCTGCACCTTTTAAAATTTTCACATTATCTAAATTAACAACTATATTATCTAAAATATTCAAACTTAAATAGTAATAATTAGGAAAAACATTTTTGATATATTTAAAAGCTTCATTATCTAATTCTTTCAGACGTCTCTGAATCTTAGACAATAGAAGCTGTGATTGTTGTTCATTTAAATTTTTATTAATTTGTTGCTTCAACAATCTGATAATGTAAGAATGTGCAACAACATATTTCACAATTAATTTCTGAGTTTCCTCATCAATTTCTTCAAGTGATTCAAATTTTAATTCATCCATTTTTATTCATCACTTTCAAATGTAGATGATGAGCCACCTAAAAAGCTCATTGATTCTTTCACATTTTGCTCGTTTAAGATTTCAATAAATTCATCTTCGATTTCTTGTTTTGTAAGATGAGGATTCAAACGTGAAATAGCTGACTTAATAGAAGTTGCTCCACTTACAATTTTTAATTGCTCTTCTTGTGCATTCGTATAGCTGTCTTCTGGCATAGATGGTGACATCTCAATATTTGGTAATACTGGCGTATAGTTAGCCCCTGCGATAACATCCAATTCTTGAGCAATATATAAAATCTTTCTGATAGAACGTTCCCAATATTTTAAGCTATTCTCAATTGTTGTTGACGTTCTGAATGCTTTTAATTTTATGCTCAAGGCGCTGGAATTTGCGGACTCCTTTGTTAAGCCATACAAATTTGAGTTTAAAGGTGTAACAAAGTGAATTGCTTTCATAATAATATTATCAATATACTCAAAGTTTGCTGTTAACTGAGATTCCCAAGTTAGATAACTCGGTTTTTCTTCTCCATTTTCAACGGGAATGAATAAACCATTTTCATTTTTAGAAAACTTATATCCCTCATCTAACAATGCGGAACTACCAACGATTGACGGATTTGTGTGAGCATCTAAAATCTTAGAAATCTGAGACACTCTCCAATTGTATTCTTCAAACAAATCAGTCATTCCAAAATATAATGAATAGCCATAAAAATCTCCATTATTCCTAGTGAAAGGAACATACGTTAAAGGTGATTCAGTTAATTTTGTATTGACTTCATTTCTTTCTTCACCAATTTCAGCGCCTTTTTGGTTGTTATTAAAGAAGAATTTTTGATTGATACACCAAAATTCATTGTCTCTTTTTTCATATGTCTCAGTGTATAAATATGTATCTTTGCCCTCGTCAACTGGGATAGCGATTGTTTCACTGACAACTTCCCTTTGATTTAAAGGATTTAACACTGGAAAGTAGAATTCTGGTTGAATAAAAGTGATTTTAGATTTATTGCCCTCTAAATAGTTTTTAATCACAACCCCACCTTTTACAGCTTGTGTAATTGAAGCTTCAGATAAGATAGTGTTAAAATCATTTTCATAAATAATTCTATCAATCGCATTTGATGCATCTTGATTATCTTTAATAATCGGTGTAATTGGATTTCTAAAACTTAAATCTCTATAAAGTTTAGCGATTTCACTCGCTAAAGGGATGGCAATATATTTATTCTTCGTTCTATTAAAAGCTGGATTATTGTCAAATATATCCCAATATTTTTTATATCTTTGATGTCTTTTTGTTTTAAAGTTAATGTTCAAAATCATTTTCCCCCTTTCATTTTTGCTTTAAAGCCAACTTGGCTTAGGTCTGACTTGCTTACGCTTAGTTAATTTGTTAATCTGCTCCCATGCCATTTGCAAGCTATCGACCGCATCATCATTTTTTGCACGTGCGTTCCAATCCTTGATTTGAGCATTATATTTCATATTATCTTGATTAAATTTAATCGTGCCGTTTGCAATATCTGGTTGAAGTTGCATTATTCTTGTTTCCTTTTTTCCTTTTGGTTTTAATGGAATAACACGAATATAAATGTCTTCTTTCTTTAACCGTTTCTTGAGATTGTCGAGTAAATATTCTTGAAAGGCTACGGCTTCAAACACAAGCGCATCAACAAAACCATCATAATTTTTGAGTTTCTTAATGATTAAATCAATAAGTTTATCGGGCTTAATACGCTGAATGTCTCCATCCACAACATATTTATAATTGGTTTGTTTATTCTTAGCTAAGATTGTAACGGCTGAGAAATCACCTTTCTTTTTTCCCATCGCAACGTCAACGCTCATAACAACTTGACATTCTTTCAAATCTGGTAACTGTTTAAAGAATTCGATATTTTGAAAGACATATTCATCAGCTCCACGGGGTTGATTCATAAGCTCTTTGTAGAATGAAATTTCACCGTCATTAATTAGTTTCTTCATGAGATGATAATAGTCAAATTTTTCCTCCCATAAAACCTTGGTATCTTTTAACATTTCATCTTTATTGTTAATGAAATATTCATGTGCTGTTTCTTCTCTATTTTTATCTTCTAAAGACGTGTAAAGCTTTCGCCACATTGACCATTTTTCTGATTCTGAGAAATTCAAGACAGATTGAAAGAATAGTTGTTTATAGCCCGTTGTCTCTGGTGACAGTAGTTCAGAAAGAATATCTTCATTATGTAATACAGTGCCGACTACAAGAACACGAGTATTTTCATCACCCGCATTTAAAAGGGAATCTTTGTAAGTGTTCGCTAACTTTTCACGTGCTGAAGCTGATTCTGCCACATCATCTTTGATTAAATCATCACCTATAATTAATTGTGCACGGTGCTCTTTATATCTAATACCACGAATTGAACCGTCAATACCTCGACAAGCTAAAGCCGTGTCGTTTGACAAGTGAATCTCAGTCGATGACCATTTTAAGTTAGGTTTTTTTAATTGCCCAAAGTCTTCAAGAATTAAATCATTTGATGCAATTTCATCTTTAATCATATTTAAGAACGGGATAGCTGTGTCTTCGGTTGCTGAAACTAAGAGAATGAAATTTAATTTCTTATACAAAAGAATATATAGCGGAAACAAGAATGAAGATAATGTTGATTTACCGTAACCACGAGGAACTCCTACAACCATTCTTTTCGATTTATTTTTAATTAACCAGTCTAATTCCGTCATGACTGTTGTGTGAAATTCACAAAAATCTTTAGAAAAGTATTTAGGGAAATAGGTTTTTGCAAAATATTCTAAGTCAATTTCAGCTAACATCTTTCTGATACCATTAGTTCCAGTTAAAGGATAATTTTGTATAATGGTTTTAATTTGATTATCTGAGAAATGTTTTTTGAGATATATGAACATTAATTCAGTTTCATTTTGTGATAGTTTTGAAATATGATTCACCGCCTTTTATTTTGAATTTTGATATTTTGTAATTTAATTTTGTATGTTTAAAGTATTTAATTTTCAACACAAAAAAGAGTATAAAAATATCGGGGAGCAGGAAATGAACTAACTGCATAATTTTTATACTCTTTTTTCTAGTGAATTGATTTAATTTTGAATTAAATTTGATTGGAATAATTAATTAATTTTAATTAAATTTGAGTCGGACTTTTTAATTTGAGACTGATTAGAAATGTCGGACTTTTTAAAAATAGCACGAATTTTTTTGGGGTGTAATGCGCCCAAAATCTCAATCAAAAAGTACCTACCCCCCCACCTTAAAAAGAGATGCGCTCTCACACATCTCTCTCATTTCATCAATCAATTAAACAAACATTTCAAAAGCAACATCAACTATGTCTTTATCTTTGTATATTCATTCAATCAATCTTGTTTACAACATCCATTTAATCCCTTTTATTCCTTATACACCTTGTGTCACTTGCATCCATATACTGTAATATAACTACACCTATAAGATACATTATAAGGACTTTGTTATATCATTATTGTTTATACTTGCTTGCCCTTGTTCAAGTAACATATAATTAAATTACATATCACTTTATCCCTTGTATACACAATGAATAAATATTCATAAACTGATTAAGATTTCACAAAGAAATATAAACCTTGTTTCTTCTTTAACCTCAGTCATATCAATGCTTTCATCTATCTTCATTAAACTCAATAAAATCAAAATTTTATGCACTCTATAAACATTGATATATCAAGGTTTGTTAATGCTTAATTTTTGATTAAATTAGATGAAAATGAATAGAAAATGAATAAAATTAAAGATTATTCTTCAGAATCTTCATCATTTTCTTGAGAATTTTGAGAATTTGAAGTCTCATATCCTAATAAATCAAGAAGATGATTCTTTTCTTCGCTATTTAAGTCTGATTTAACTGTGATTTCTGATTTGTTTTCAAATAATTGCGCTAAATCAAGTAGCTTTGTAACAGCGTTTATCTTTGCCATGTCATTTTTTGATGACTTAGATAGCTCATCAAGTCTTTTAATGTATTTCTGTACGTCTAACTTAATATTCTTTTTAGCTTCACGAACTTTTAATTCAATTGCTTCATCCATCGCATCTTGAAACTCTTTTGAATGACTCTTCCAAAAATAGTAATTGCTTCTAGGCACGTCTAATTCTTCACAAATCTGTACAATAGTTTTATCACCTGCAACAACCTCTGATATGAAAGCGTTTTGCTTATCTGTTAACATATCCATTTCACCCCCAAAATTTTAGTAGTTGCCTATCTTTGTGTAAGTGAACACTTACATTTCATGTATATAATAATTAAAATTTCCATTTAATATTTTCTATGTTATACTTTTAAACATACAAAAAAAGCCATTCAACATTTTTTTAAATGACTTTTTTCAAACATTTAAATATCAATCATAGAAAGGCGGTCTATCATGTCAGTTAAACACGATAATCTAGACGCATTAATATCTTTAGTTTTTTGGTCTCAATTTGAAGATTACGATTATTTTATTCAATCATCTGAACACTCTATCAACGAGCGTCTTTGTAATACTATAAGAGAATTTCAAGAAGACAAAATAAAAAGGAATCTTTCAGATGATGAAGCGCAAGAGTTTTACGAATTTCATTATGAAGATAGAATTCATAGACTCCAAAACGCTTATCCGTTTACAGTTCGTAAATCTACATTCTTAACGCTTTATTCTTTTTTTGAATCAGAATTATATCGCATAACAACCAATCTTGATAAAGATAATAAACTTAATGAAATAGATGAAAATGGAATATTTAAGTATTATTTGTTTTTACAAGATAGTTTTGATTTTACAATATCAAAATCATTAGAAAAGCGTTTCATAAATTATAATGCACTAAGAAATCACTTTGCTCATAATAATCACAAAATACACGATAGCCATTTCAAAAAAATCAAACAAATACAAGGTGTTCATCTTAAAGAATTAACTGAATATGATATTGAACTCAACATTGAAGACCCTCGTAAAATTCAATGGCTTGACAAAGAACTGAATGAACTTTTTCTAAACGATATAACTGAGTTCTTTAAAATTTTAGTTAACACATTAAAAGAAAATGATGATTTCATGGCTGTCATATCTCATTGACAGCTTTCTTAATCGAATTCATAAAACTCTTTTATCATCTCAAACGTTGCAATCTTATTAAACAACTTCAGTGCATCAACTTTTGTCCATAGTTCTGGATTATCTCTGCCATGCAACACCCAATTTCTGTTAAGTTGTTTCGGTCTTTTACTGTCAAAATTATGTCCTGTAAAGAATGAACTCATTAAATATTGAATCAATGAGTAAGTTGTTAAAAGTAATAAACCTTTTTCTCCGTTGCTTTCTTTTTCTATTTTCTTCTTCCAAGCCTTTGTTAACCCGTAACCACGACTTTGCATTTCTTTTTCGTCATAATCCATTAAATGAATAATCATTCCTTCAATCATTGAGCATAGCAAAGGAATTATGACACGATATTTACCGTTTTCATAAAGCTCAAAACAATCGCTTAAAGTGTTTTTCCATTTATCATCTATATTATTTAAAACCTCGGTCTTCATATGATTAAAGTTCTCATTATTATTATCTTCATAATGTAATAAAAAGATTTCATCAGTTTTATGCTGTGAATAACTAGCAATCTCTTTAGAATTAAGATATGTAATTTCAGAAGAATATTCTAAAGTCCACCCCTTTTTAGCTAAAGAATTTAGTGTTTTCTCAATATTATCCATGTCAATATTAATATTAGGTAATTTAATTTCTGGTAACCTAATCTTTGATAATTCTTCAAACATTGGTGCTAGATTTAATGCCATCGCTTGAACCGATTCACCGATAGTTTTACTTAAATCACTTAAAGTTTCAGCAAGTGCCTTAGTGGTTTTAGTCAATTTTTCTTTTTGTTCATCAGTTAAATCTTCCGCTTTTAGCTTTTTAAACTCAAATTCTTTCAATAGAATCACCTCGTTTTTAAGATGATTCTATTTTATCATTGTTTTATTGTTTATCCAACATATTTCCAGTTCTCTCTCTTCTACAATCTAAACAACTTCAAATAAAGTTGAGTCAATTCAGTTAGCTCTCTTCTACATTCATCATTAATCTTCGATAATCTTTTAATCTCTCTATCTTGTCTTTGAGTACCCTCAACACTTCTAATTCTATTATCTCTCAATTGTTTAATCTTCTTATTATTCGCTTTAATAATCTTTTTCAATTCTCTAATCCTTTTACTGTCAACGCTTACAAAATACTTTCTTTTACACTCATTACATTTAAAATAATGAAATCTAATGTTTTCGCCTTTGTATTCGCCAACCTTTTTAGATTTGATTTTGACATTAATATCGCTTTTACAATCATCACAAAAGATTTTATTCATTGTCATTGTCATCATCTTCTTCATCTTCATCTTCAAAACTAATTAAACCGTTTTTTAAGTCATCGTAATCTTCACAATCTTTTAAAAATTCTTCAGCAAACTCTTTCAACAAATCATTTTTCAAATGCTTGTAAACTTTGATTTCAACATACGGATATTTATTCTCAATCTGTTCAATCATTAATTCTAACTTTTGTAAATCTAAATTCAATTCTTTTTCAAACTTATCCATTTTTTCCTGCATTTTCATTTTAAAATCCCCCGATTTTTTATTTTTAAATCTACTACTTTAACTAACTTTAATGAAATTTGAAAATTTAATGAAATGATTAAAGCACCCATAAATAGGGAATATAGGTGCTTTAAAGCAAAATAAAAAACTATTCAAAACAATATAAATAAAAGGAGAAATGTTTTTGAAGTGTTAGCAATCACTTCATTAAACTCTCAAATTCCATTTTTTAAAATTATAATGAAACAGCGAAATCATGTGACTTCGCTTATTTCTAGAAAAGGTGTGCTAAAATATAGCAAGAGAAATACTCAAAGAAGTAAAGCATAGAATATTTATGCTTCATTATAATTTTAATTTTTAATCAAAAACATTGAGAGAACGCTATCACACGTTCTCATTATTTTTCAAAAACTCATCATAAGCTTTTTCAATGCGCTCTTTGATTCTTTTCTTGTTGTGTGAAATAACCGCTTGTGTAAACGGTTTATCAATAATTTGATTGTAGTTAGGTGTGTAACTACTATCCGCATCAACATAGAATTTCATGACATTCATGAATTCAATCTGTTTTTCTGTTAACAGATTTTCATAGTTGTCCTTAAAGAACTTCAGAAACGGTGATGATTCGTAATCATAATCTTTTAAATAAAAATAATTATGTTCATCACTTAAAATATTCAATAATGCCTCTTTTTCATCACTGCCCACCCGCTCATCAGTTGAGCCAATCACAACTTTTTTATATTCATTGTTTTTTCTATCTAAATAACTATGATTTAAGTAGTTTTCATAATCTAACAGTTTTTTATCAACTGATTTATATATCATTGTTTTTAAAATCTTTCGTGAAGCTGATTCTTTATCTACATCATACCAACTAAAAATTTCATCGTTTGGCTGAAACTTCATAACTGTTTCTGTCACAATTAAAGAAACTTGACTTATAAAATCATCGTATTCATGATTATATAGCCATCCACGATTTTTAAAAATTTTATTTATGTAATTTCTATCGTATTTATTTTTAGCTTCGATTCGTAAATTGCGAAATTCAAAGTAATCATCAATAAATTGTTGTCGATATTTAAAGCTGAAATCATCTTTATCAACTTTGAATTCTGATTTATTATTTTCTTTATATTCGACTTTAAATTCTTCTGGCTTAACTTCTTTTTTAATGTGATTGCCGTTCTCATCAATTTTAATATTTGTATAACTTTCGTTATGTTTGATTCTATTAACAGTTCTAACACTAACGCCCGCAATTTCAGCGACTTCTTTATTATTGTATTTGTTTTCTAACAACAATCGTTTGATTTTAACAACATCTTCGACACTAACTTTTCTTTTTCCCATTTAACAACAACCTTTTAAATCTCGTCAAATTTTTGATTTAATCTAGCTAAATCGTTTTTTAACAAACTGTTAGCAATTAACAAATCGCTGTTTGTAACTTGCAATTCTTTGATTTCAATCTTTAACTTATCAATCTCAGCTTGTTGTGTAGAAATCATATCCTTTAATTCTTCAATTAACTGATATTGCTCTTTCGATAATTGCAATCTATCACTCAATTTATAATCCTTTTTGTGCTTTTGAGTTGTCGCTAAGTATGTCAATAAACTACCAAATGCCCCAGCTAAAACTGTCATTAAATTAATATCCATTTTTTACTATCCCCTATTTTTTTAAATTTAAAAAGCGCCCAAATATGAGCGCCTTGATTTTTTATATTTTTTTATATCTGTCGTTTAATGCTTACACTAACATAGTAATTATATCCATAAGTGTAACGTTTTTACTCTCTTTTACTGACTTTTTTACGATTGTTCATAACCGTTTTCCAATTTTCATGAATTTTTGTTTCAATTCTTTTTAATTTCTGCTTTAAGTTTGTCTCGTTTTCATCTAACAAGTGAGCTAACTCTCGTTTATTTAAATAAGTCTTGCCGTTTTTATCAAAGTGAAAGAAATCAACATTCTCATTTTCATATTGCTCTTTTACAATCTCATAAGCTTCTTTTAATAACTGTTTTTGTGATTTTGTTAGATACTCATTAAAAGCATCAGCCCCAACAAAAACAAGACTTTTGTTAATTAACATCATCCATACGCTATTTTCAACATTTGACAAATCGAATTTGGGTTTGATATAGAAAGTTTCATCACCAACTTTAACCCGTTTAACGCCTGTCGCTTCAATGTTTAAGTGA